AGTTCGTCACGAGAAGGGAAAGGCATACTATTGACTAAATTGCCAAGAGGTGATCCTTCGGTTGCTAGTCCTTCTATATTGTTATCCTTGAGGAACTTTATGGAGTTCGCTATGTCAGCAGGGAGTGCTTCACCACTTCTAATCCTGCGAAGTAGCTCAAGTGCTACCGAACCATGCAGTTCCTCTAGTATCTCTTTCTTTGCTTTCATCCACCAATTTTCATTTTTTGAAACTTTGAGTTTTTAAAATGTTCAGGCCACTCTCTCATATTACGAGTTGGGTCTTTTTTAATTGTACCTGGAGTATGAGCTTTACCTTTCCAATTAGCAGGATTTTTATTAGGTTTAAGGTCTGGGTTATCTTTGAAAAACTTATTCATTATCTTGTAACCAGTTTTTCTAGACATACCTCTAGGCCCGCCTCCAATACCAAAACCTTCAATTATGTCACCTGTGTTTGTCTTAGGTGTTTTCTTGTAGTTTTTCTTTGCCATTACGTAAGTCCCTCTTGATATACTGTTTTTCCATCATTCTTAACTGCTCTTAACACACGTTTCCTATTTTCTTCTTTGTTATAGGACACATGGACCCAACCAGAAGCAGGGTCTGAAGGTGTGTAGAACTCAAGTATCAACTGATCGAACTCAAGGTTATCCCGAATCCACTCAGCTAACTCCATGTTGCTGATAGCAGGGCACTCGATGTCTGCCGCCATGCCTTGCACATGCTGACTTGAATCTCCACTTCCGATAGCACGGTTCAACTCCAGTACCCTTAACCCAGAGTTGACATCAACACGACCATGAGCATTTCTAATCGGCTGTAACACGCAGTTCGTAAGAACAACGAGGTTAATCATTTGTTCTTTGTTTGGGTTATTGTCTATCCCATGTCGAACTGCTGTTGAAGACTTGGTAAGCTCTTTGAGACTAAAGTTTTTGCTTAGTTTCACTTTTTATTTACCTTCATTTTATTCAGTTTAATATTGGCTACTTTTCTATGATGACTGGAGGGCATTGGGTTCTTAGGTGGTCCTAATTCACCTTGCCATTTTTTTATATTTATTCTATTTAGCTTGCCTTTAGGAAAATGTATTTTAGAAATATCATCAAATAAAAAATCCATATTATCTGTTTTTTGTCCTGTAACAGAACCTACAGTTTTATTTTTTGATGCAGATTTTCCTCTAGGACCACCAGAAAACCCAAAACCTTCTATAATATCACCTACATTTGTTTTAGGAGTTTTCTTGTAGTTCTTTTTAGCCATATATTATCCAATAAAATCCTTAAATGTCTTAAACTGGTTGTCAGGCATCATATCTACAACATCATCTAACATCTTCTTCTGGTCTTCATCCAGGTTTCTTTCAATTGCGTCAGCAACGTGTTCTTTAGCTAACGACTGGGCTTTGTCCACGATTAACGATTGGACTACATTAAGGAGTAACGCTGGTAGCATCTTCTTCTTTCGGTTTAGTTGGTTCTGGGTTGTGTTCTGGCTCATCATGGGTAGTTTCAAACCAATGCTTCCCTAACATACCAATAATAGGCAAGAAAGCACCAAAAGCCAAGTTAATAAGGTCTTTACTAGACTGAGCTAGTTCGTCAGGCTTGTTTACCATAGTAAATACTAACCATCCGAATAGACCAAAGGCAAGTAGACTAATAAGAAATCTTGCCCAAAATCTAAGTTTCATCAATTGGATATGTGGGTCATCCTTTTGTTTTCCACCATTTCTCACTGTTTTTTTCTCGTGTATTTCTTCCATTATTTCTTTAGTAGCTCTTTTATTGCATTAGTATTTGCATCTAGGGCTAACTTAATCTGCAAGATAGCATCAGACGACTTTTCAATCATGTCCAAGAGTCGAGCATCATGCTCTTCATCTTTCTTCCAGAATTCCTCTCGTTCCGCTTTCGCTAGTTCACTTTGGTATCTAATGAACCAAAATGCAGCTATGATGACACAGGCTGGTATGCCTAAGTCCATAACCATTTGATATAATGTGTTTACTTCTGGCATAACTTCTGTTGCTTGTGTTGGATAGTTATAATAAGAATCTGCTGGGTTTGGGCTGTGTCCACTCATGTTGACTCAGGCTTCGGATGTGCGTCTTTCACCTTCTTAATCTCCGCTTTCCACCCATCGATGCCCTGGTGGTAGAGCATATCAAGTTGATCTTGGATGCTTGGGTATTGGGATGCTCTTTGAATCTTGTAATACGAGTCATCTATCTTTTGTTGTGCTTTTACTTTTGCCGATTCAATAGCTTCTTTTGTTGGTTTTTCATGATCAGATAAAATCTGCAAAGTTTCATAGTCTTCGGCAAGATAAGTGTATTTAATTTCTGGGTTTATCTCTGTTAAAGCATCCCCAATTCCAGCAACTCTTTTTTCCATATTTATGCTCCTAGTCTATAGGCTGAAAACTGTGTTTTGTCTGCTTCAACTCTACCATCTGAAGTTCCAAAATATAATTGAATCCGAACCATATTGTACAAATAATCAGTTGATCCATTAAGGTCTACAATCCCATTTGCTGTAACAGTAAATTGATACCCTCTAGCATCCCTAGCATTGTGTACAGAATGAAGGACTGAACCTGTTGTACCTGCTGTTGTATCATTTTTTTTTACTACAACTTGAACTCTTTCATTATAGGTGTGACCTTGGTTTGAGTATACTGAACATCTCATATTTACAAAATATTTACCCGCTTTGTTCGGTTGAAATTTAAATGTAGAATTATCAAACCAGTTATTCGGATCATGTGTTTCGCTAGTTAAATTAAGTCCAGTCCATGTAAAATGAGAAATTGTTTGCTCTGAAGGTATTGTAGCAACAACGTAATCCTGTGTGTTTACAGTCGCATTACTCCCTAACGTAACTGTAGGATTATTCTGTGCAATCGTAACCTGACCATCTGAAGCTATACTAATTCCAGTATTACTGCCAGTAAGGTCTTTTATATTTGATACTTGAAGGTCTGAAGGCATGATTATTATTCTGGTTTAGTGGGCCATTCAACCCCTGTTAAATTTCCGTCTTCATCTAGTGAAGGTGTGCTGTTAGAAGGTAAATCTCTTAGTGCAGTTCGGTAGTCTAGTTGTGCTTGAGTTGGTGTTCTATCTGATGCACACCACCAATCGGTTTCGGATAGTTTATAGTTTCTTTTTTCACGCAAAACTCGCATCGGTTCTGCGTTTTGCAATTCTGTTAGTTTTGCTTGGATTTGTTCTTCTGTTGGTGGTATTACTCCATCAGGCAAACTAAACTCTGAAATTGGTCCATCGTAAGGGCCACTAATATCGCCCTGAACTAAAGCTCTTACTGCATCAAAATAAATTATCATGATGACCTCGTTGTTAAAACATTTCCTTTTATTTTTGTTATTGTGAGATACATCGGATAAGTCGTATTAAATTGAATTCCATTTCTATGATTAGCTAATGGAGGGGTTGTTGTTAAATAAACATAAACAGTATCATCTGATGAGTGATAACTAGAGCCTGCAATAGTTGCAAAAATAAATGATGTATTGGAAGAACCCGATGCGCCATACATAAGTCTCCCCATTACACCTTGGGCCAATACTGTGCCGACTGAAGTGTCTCCTATTGATCGAGAAGTTGTGTCTTCATATAATCTAACTGTTGCAGTTCTGTTTTGTGTATCTCCACCGCTGTTTCTCCATGCTTCCATCCAAAACTGAAAAGAATAGGTATAGGTATAACCTGCATTTACAGAAATACTTTCTACTGATGTGTCGTTTCCATTTTTTCTTGTTGTTACTTTTTCAGTTGTACCATCAACTATATATGAGCCATTTGTGCCAAAAGCATACTTGATAACAGTTCGATCCTCTATTAAACCATCAGGAAAACTAACACCACTCCCAATAGTCCCTGCACTTAACGTATTAGTAATACTTACATTCCCATCACTCCCCAGCACCAGATTATTACTGCTACTACTCGGATGCTTTAAAGTCTGAATTTTAACATCAGCACCTCCAGAACTATTCTGGATTT